GATCTGCTTCGCTTGAATTAAAATGCTCCATAATATCTCCTTTTCTTATTTTCTCTTTCCATCATTGCATATAGACGTCAATGCAATGCAGATAATAGTTGTTATTGCTATTGCTGTTATATTCATTTCTTTACCTCCAAGTATTTATTAATGTGCTTATGTTTAACTTTGCTCTTGTCCTTTTTCCATTTTCTTATTTTCGATTTCTTTCCTGTAAAATGGTTAAAATTATGTGAATAGCTAGTTTTGTGCACCTTATATCACTCCTTAAATATCGTTTTTAATAATGTTTATATTGCTTTTCGATATAGCACCATTTATCATAGATATGTAACTTGTCTATCTATAACAAAGCGAAAGTCGGTGTTATCTTGAAAAGACTTGCTTACTCTAAGCACATTGCTGATAAATGGATTAAATTAGGTTATAAGATTATTGCCCTCTCTTACTACCCAAATTGTAATGGTGGCTTCACTTATCACTTAGAAAAATCCCTTTAATCCAGGTGCTAGGCTGATTTGAGTTAAATACAAATCAGCCTTCTTTTATAAATTTTTCATATGAAACATCTAATGCTTTACATATTCCAGCATATTCCCCAGCTTCACATTTGCGATTACCGCTTAGTATCTGGTTCAGCTTTACACTTGACATTCCAATCTTTTTGGCAATTACTGACTGTTTGTAACCTTTGTGTTCTATAAATTCTTTTATTTCTTTGTAATCTAAGAACACTGTCTCACCTCCTTGTTATATTACTTGTCTGAAATATCTTGCCTAATTTTCTCCCAGCTTCTATACTTCAATCACAGGCTATTGCCGTAGCCGAGTAATTAAATGAGGTACATTAATATGACTATAAACTTTCAAGACATCGAATCTATTGCTGTTTCTTTATCTGTAATTGCATCTTTGTACATATTCTGGAGAACTCCTAAGTATGCTAATATTAAAGAACGCTACGAAAAATTAATATTTCCTCTTTTCTGTCTTATAGAACCTTATCTATTCAAAGATTATTCAAAAGCCCCTACTAACAAAGTCATTCAATTAATTAAAGATAATGCCGTCTATGCTGGCTCTCGAATAAATGAATACGCATATTACTTTAATGAGAATTGCAATCAATATAATTTCAATCTTCTATGCAGGCGTATATATCACGAATATAATGTTTGTAGTTTTATTCTTGGTCTAAAAACACATTCGCTTTCGTACCGATTAAATAGAAAACAATACCAATCTAAATTTTTACTTATTGCTTATATGCTTGGTAATATTCTTTTGTTACTCATTGGCATTATTTTCTCATTAGTTTTAATTTCAGCTTTATTACTTATTACACAAAGATTGATGGGCATATAATACATAAAAACATTACACATAATGCAATAAGTGTTAATAAAACACCAAATTCTGTTTCACAACCAAATGTTCCAACCCAAAACAGATATATCCAGCATAATACTAAAAGCAATAATCCTTTATGGTTCCACATTACACTTGCTGCTCTTAGACATATGTCTTCTATCTTTTGGTCAATACTTGACATTTTCACACTCTCACCTCCTTGTTATATTACTCACTCAATATCCTGTCACGTTATGTGACATTATTAATCAAAAAAAATAGACTGTACAGTCTTTTCATAGTATTGAGCTAATTTAACTTTTACTGAATCTCTTGGTATTCTCTCACCACATTCATACATTGATAATGCCGAGTCACTTATGCCAACTGCCTTAGCAACCTCTGATTGTGACTTATTTCCTCGTAATTCAACTAATCGGCTACCAATTTTTTTAGAATTCAAATTATCACTCCTTTCGTGCCACGTTCTGTGGCTTAACCATAATATATCACTCGTCACGAATTGTGTCAACACATTTTGTGGAATTTTTCTTGATTTTTCCACAAAACGTGTTATTATTAAACTATACTAAATAGAAGGAGTTGAAACAGATGGGTGATTTTCCTAATATATTCAAAAGAATAAGAGAACAAAGTGGTTTAACACAACAACAGATGGCAGATAAACTTGGCATATCCCGAAGTGCCATTGGAATGTACGAAAAAGGAGAAAGAGAACCCAACTTTGAAACTCTTGAATTAATAGCAGATACTTTTAATGTAGATATGAATTTTCTTCTTGGTAAAAAGCCAACAACAGAAGTTATTCCCGATACCTACTACCTTAATGATGATGCAAGGGATATGGCTCAGTTCTTATATGAGAATCCTGACTATAAAGTATTGTTTGATGCATCACGCAAGGTAAAGAAAGAAGATATTGAATTTGTTAAGGAGATGATTGACAGAATGTCTAACAAAAATGATTAAAAAGATAAGAGGGTGAGGAATTGGATACTAATATTTTATATGTAGATATGCCTACTACAATTAAGGCATATACTGTTTGCTGTGATGATGATACCTATACCATAGTCTTAAATGCCAGACACTCAATGGAACAATTAATGTTGGCCTATCATCACGAATTGAAACACATTAAAAATGGAGATTATGATAGATTAGATAAAAATGTTCAACTTGTTGAAATTTTTACACATTATAATTAAAGGAACACATTATGTTTTTACAAGATTTTATTCAAAAATTACTTAGTTATTTTGTTATCAATACAGATAACAATTGTGATACTACATATGAGGATGAAGATTATCTAAATGACGATATTGCTGAGCATTTGAATAGTTACACTTCTGATGATACACCTTATAACCATAGTAATATAATTCCAGGAACTTATAGTTATGATTTAACTAACCTTTCTTCTTATGATACCGAATATATTGACTCTTGTATTGAAGAATGTAAACAGTATCCATTGGAATTGCAAGCTATAAAACTGGCAGAAATAGCATACTCTGTTGTTTATGCCCCTCGCTATATATTGCACAGATATATAATTTTAAAATATAAGAATTCCACATTACCATTTGATATACTTGCTACTGCAATCGCATATGGAACTGAAGGAGTGTTAGATAGAATAAATGCTATAAATTACTATGAAAAATATTTCATCACATTAAAGCAACTGCCTCCTGACAGCTATGTGTTCAAAACTAAAATACTTTTTCCTTTAGACCTAATATATGATGATTATTGTAATTTATGTGAAAAAGAATATATGTATGATAGAGCTTACCTATACAGGCAAAAACGTATTAAACTTCACGGATATATGGATATCTCTGATTTATTAGGAATAGGACATATACTACAAAAGACAGACATCAATAGATGTGTTGAGTTTTATCAGAAATGTTTAGAAGATTATAAAAACTCTGAGGATTTACCTCGTATCAAAGAACTATATGATGATGCACTAAAAAAACAAGGCAGGAATTATAAATATAGACCTCGTCCATATAAGCCTACTGACTGGGAATTTATAGCAAGAAAAATGTCGATTGATGGTGCTATGATTTTTATTAATAAACACAATGATAAATAGAATTTTATTAGTTTTAAACTAATATTGTGATTGAAACCTTTAAAAATAAACATATTTACTATTGCTACGTTGTTTAAATTTTAATTAATACTATGATTAGGAGGTATTACTATGAGTGAAAAAGAACAAATTGGACATATTATTAAAATAATTGATGAGTATAGCGTTATCATTGATTTAGGCAATAATATTGTTAATAAAAATGATATGGTCTATATATATGAAAAAAACAACGCTGTAAAAGATTTAAAAGGTAATATTATTGGCAGATACGATATATGTAAAGGAAAACTTTGTGTTACTGAAGTGTATAATAATTTTTCAGTATGTGAAGCACTCCCATCTATAACTGATAAATATACTGCACTTTATAATCATTTAGCTCTATCACCTCTTTTAGAATCTTCAACTAAAAGAAAAAAGCTCAATATAGATCCTAGTATTATAAATAAAATCAAAGCTGAAGATAATGCAATTCGTATAGGTGACATTGTAAAAACATTTTAGTTCTTGACAATTTATATGCCAAATGGTAAGATATTTTCAAACAGAAATGGTCGTTGTTAAATGACTGGCGGAAATCCCTCTTACCATTGTATGGAAAGGGGGATTTTTTCTTTTATGAATACAGAATATGATAAACCATTTAAAACATATGATGAAATGCTTTCTTTGATGGAAAAAAGAAATATTATCATCAATGATAAAGAGTTTGCTAAAAATGCTTTATCTAATTTATCTTATTACAGTTTAATTAACGGATATAAAAACACATTTTTACAGGTAAAAGGAACCGATGACTTTATCGAAGGTACAAAATTCGAAGAACTTTATACTATTAATCAGCTTGATGTTAGCCTTAATAATATAATTTTTAAATATATTCTATATTTAGAACGATCATTAAAATCTAAAGTATCTTACATAGTATCTCAATCATTTGGTGTTTATACAGATAAAAATGATATATCTTGCACAGATTCTAATGATTATTTATATTATAAAAATTACAGTTCTTCGACTGGAAAAAGAATTGATATAGTTAAAAAATTGAAGAATTGTATAATTGAAAACCATCATAATAATATTATTGAACATTATATAAACACTAAGAATCATATTCCTCCATGGATATTAACCTATAATATTCCATTTGGATTAACGATTGAATGGTATTCTATATTAAAAAATGCAGAAAAAAGCTATGTATGTAGTGTTTTTATTTCTTCCGAAACACTCTCTATGGACGAAAGAAAAGAATTTTTACGCCAGGCATTATTATTAGCTCGTGAATATAGAAATAAAATTGCACACGGAAACCGAACATTTAATATATCCGGCTTACCTGTGCTTCCAAAAAATCAATTATTAGAATTATCTCATTACGCTGTATCCTCTGAAGAATACAATAATGGATTAGCTCAGTGCGATTTGCTTTCTATATTGCTTTTACTTGTTATCCTGCTAAACGATAAATATTTATGTGCCAATTTATTATCTGACTTAACATCACTCTTTGCACCTTATGAGCAACATCTTTTTAATAATAAAAATATTTATGAAATTTTCAATTTACCAAATGATGTTCTTATGCGCGTAAAGAATCTGATAGATAATATATATAATATGCCACTTGAAGAAGCTTTATCTCAAAGCAATACATAACATCATAAAATAAAAGCCCCTGTGCTACCAACACGAAAGAAGGTGAACATTTTCTTTTTCTTTGAGTTCGATGAAGATACTGGTATAACTACTCCGTACCATATTGATGAACAGGGCATTAGCCCAGAGGAGTTTGAATTTTTTAATAATACTATACGAAAAGTGTGGAGTGTACATGAAGATGAATGGTACTTTTCTATTCAAGATGTAATTAAAAATCTCACAAATAGTAATGATGTTAAACAATATATTAAGAAAATGAAACAACGCGACCCCGAATTAAATAACAACTGGGGTACAATTTGTACCCTGGTTGCAATGCCTGCCTCTGATGGTAAATTAAGGCGAATCCAAGCAGCAACAACTGAAGGCTTATTCCGTATCATTCAGTCGATTCCTTCAAAAAAAGCTGAACCATTTAAAATGTGGCTTGCTAAAGTTGGGAAAGAACGGCTTGACGAAATGGCAGATCCTGAAAAAGCACTTGATAGAGGATTATCTTACTATCGAGAAAAGGGATATTCTGACGAGTGGATTAAACAACGATTACAATCTAAAAATATACGTGATGAATTAACGGATGAATGGAAACGTGTAGGAATCAAAGATTCTAAAGATTACGCTGTTCTTACAAATATACTTACTGCTGCTTGGTCAGGAAAAACAGTTCAAAAGTATAAGCAATTTAAAAACTTACATAAAGAAAATCTCAGGGATAATATGACTAACATTGAATTAACTCTTAATCAGTTAGCAGAAGTTTCAGCTACAGCTATATCTAAAGCTAAGAATCCTGCTGATATTTCTGAAAGCAAACAAATTGCATCAGAAGGTGGAAATGTTGCAAAAACTGCACGCAAAGAACTTGAGGCAAAACTTGGTCATAGTGTCATATCACCATTAAATGCTTCTGACCCACCATCCTTGGAAGTTAAAAACAACAAGAATTAACTAAATAAAAGCCCCTGTGCTACCAACACAAGAGCTTTTACCACGATACTTACATAAGCAGTGCTTATGATATAATACCGCCTTAGACAAGCCATATTATATCATTTCTAACACCGCTTATGCAAGTAGGTGTTATTTTTTATACCCATTTTTACTGAGTTGCACCGGTGCAACTTGCATATATTTTACAGAAAGGATGATTAATATGGCTAAGGATATACTTAATATGAAATCTGCTTGTGCCTACATACGTGTGTCCACCGATAAACAGGAAGAACTTTCGCCAGATGCACAGAAGCGGCTTTTGATTGACTTTGCAAAAAAGAATAATATGTCTCTTTTGGCAGAAAACATTTACATTGATAATGGTATTTCCGGCAAGAAAGCAGACAAACGCCCAGAATTTATGAAAATGATAGGCTTGTCCAAGAGTAAGGAACACCCTTTTGATGTTATTCTCGTATGGAAATTCAGCAGATTTGCTCGTAATCAGGAAGAATCAATCGTATATAAATCTTTACTTAAAAAGAACCACGTTGATGTTATGAGCGTGTCTGAACCGCTTATTGATGGTCCATTTGGCACATTAATAGAACGTATAATAGAATGGATGGATGAATACTATTCTATTCGTCTGTCTGGCGAAGTTCTAAGAGGTATGACCGAAAAAGCCTTACGAGGTGGTTACCAGTCTTCTCTGCCTCTTGGATACCGAATGAATAAAGACACTGGCATACCTTACATATACGAAGAAGAAGCTGTTATTGTAAGAAAAATATACAACGACTACATTGCCGGCCACAGCTACTTGGAAATTGCCAGGGAACTTAATGCCCTTGGATATAAAACTAAGCGCGGGGCTGCATTTGAGGGACGTACTGTTGAATATATATTAAGTAATCCATTTTATTATGGAGCCGTCCGCTGGAATAGACAAAATCACGACAATCATACAATTAAGTCTATTAGCGACTGGATTATAGCCGAAGGGAAACACAAACCTTTGATTGATAAAGAAACCTGGGATTTAGTACAACATCTCATAGCTTTAAGAAGCAAACCATATAAAGCACGAGCCGCAGGGCATATGAAGCATTGGCTGGGTGGAATTGTAAAATGTTCTGACTGCGGAGCTTCTCTTATGGCTGGTCTTAATGCTACAAGATACCAATGCGGCAATTACAATAAAGGCAAATGTCTACATAGCCATTTTATAAAGACTGCTGCCCTTGAAGAAGCTGTATATGAGTCATTAGAGCGTGTACTGAATGGAAGTATAGAATTGCACTATGAACTTAAGAAAAGTTCCAATGAGCCAGAGGAAGATAGCAAAAGCATACTTCTTGGCCAGTTATCTAAACTTGAGGATAAGGAGGCAAGAATTAAGCAGGCATATCGTGATGGTATTGATACTATAGAAGAATATAAGGAGAATAAGCAACTGCTTAAAGATGAACGTGAATCTTTATCAGCTAAGCTTCAGTCTCTTAAAGATACTCTCTCCGATAAAGATGATACTGCTGCTATGCTTAATAATATATCTAATGTCCTTGATATTATTAAGGATGCTTCTAAAGATACTCTTACCAGAGCTAATGCTATAAGAAGTATTGTAGACCATTTTGTCTATGATAAGGAAAAGGATAAACTGGAAGTGTACTTCTTCCTACAAAAATAGGGGAGGCAATCAGCACTCCCCTATTTTTTCAATTATATTTTATGTTATTTATACTACAACTAATACTACTATCATTAACAAGTGATATATAATTTTGAACAACTCTTTTATTAACAAGAAGATTTGCATTACACCTGTTAAGTATTTCTATTATCTTTTCTTTTTCTTTGCTGTTAATTGGATATGACTTTAATGGTTCTATCTGATTTGCCTCAGTTCCCAATGTGAGTACAGTTTTAATAACTTCGATATCCTGATTATATATATACTTCTCCTTCAGCTTTTTATCACTTCCATTTTCGTCCATCCATGTTGATATACAATACTTTCTCATTTTTATATCACTTGTAATATCTACCATTGTATTTTCAATACAACCTAGCATAAAACCACTAACCGGGTCAACTATAAGTTTATCGACACTATTAAGATTTCTATTGGTTCTGGAAGCATCATAATTAATAACTATTGGCAAATGATTCTTTGTTAATACACTTTGGCTCTTCTCAAAATTAAGCGCTTTTATATACATTTTAGACCCCTTGGTTATATCCAGAGGAATAAGCCTCGTTGTAACAGACACATTGTTCAATACATTTGTATAAAATTTTGCAGATTTGGGATAACCATTGGACAACAATTTTTTATGTGGTATACCCATTAAATGTGGAAAATTTTTCTTTTCTCCCACTACAATAAACGTATTATCATTATATGTTGTTACTATATAAAATTGATTTATGTAATTATCCCGATAATATCTTGCGCATTTATAAATATCATTACTATTCATATTTTCTCCCATAAATAACAAAGGACTCCTAAAAGGAGTCCCTCGAGTTGGCTATCGTTCACAATTATTTTTTCAACAGGGGAGTGCCCGGGTTGGCCAACTACAACACCTTTCGTAAAGAAACCTGCTATGAAAATCGGAATCCCGACATCAACACTATTATACGCATATCATATATTATTTATTAGTGTATTTTGATTATACATATTAATATTGCATAAATCAATATTTTTTATTAAAAAATTAATATTTTTATACACTATTTATATATTAATCATTATTTTATTATTGTATACCTTATTGAAGTATGGTGGACCGGACGGCGAGCTTGGTGCTTCTATGCGTTACATCTCGCAAAGATATTCTATGCCATACAGGGAAGTTGCCGGGCTGCTTACAGATATCGGCACTGAGGAATTAGCACCACGCAGTTGGATATGATAGTTTCTTCTTATTTATATGTGTATAGTATCACAGCGATTTTAAATATACAACAACATTATATTCTTTTAATGTTATGTACATCTATCGCACTTGTTACAGTATTGCCAATACCGATAACAGCTCTGTCTCCATTGACCTGAATAACATCATACTCATCATAATAAAGCGTAAATGCCTGATCTGTATCATAGTTTACATTAAGAAGCACTCTTACCTTATCGCCTACTTTTATGTCATTTTCAGATTCTTCATTGCTTTCACTGTCTGAATTGTCGCCTGCTGATACAATACATCCGTCATTGACCCAGCCTGTTCCATCATCAATAAGATATGGATTGGAAGTCCAGGGAATAACCCTTGTTATTGTTCCACCTGTGAATCCGCTTGATGGTGTAAGTGCATCTTCTGATGTTGATGAAGCATATATTGCATTATACTCAACATAGTCTCCTATCTGATGCTGTAACTGCTCTGTATCTGTCTCATCAGCGCCGGCGTTATTATCTTCATCAGTATTATCATTATCACCAATATCATCATTTCTGTGATCATATTCATTGGCTTTTGTAAGTCTGTCAAAGACTTCATCATACATTATGTCATAATCCACTCTTGTGCCATCATTAAGATAATAATCGCTGCTTTCCTGTGACATTGCGAATTTATCTTCACAGATTTCACCATCATCATTCCAATGTGCTTCCCAGATAAGAGCGCCATGCTCTATAAGCTCATCTACGTTCATATAATCATTTAACCAGCTGTGACTTGCATAGATACCCTTAGCAGTAATATCAGATAATGCATCTAGCCATACGAGTGCAAGCTCCTGTGTATCGTGGTAATCTATATTGTGTGCAGCCTTGTATCCATCTGCATCCTCGATATCAAGATATAATCCCATTGTTGGATTGGACTTGTTATACCACTTCCTGATGTGTGCAGCTTCGCTTAACGATTCATCATTGTTGCCTGCATACTGATAAATATATAATCCGTATGGAATGCCTCTCTTTTCACATTCATCTATATATGTATGTGCCATTGAATCACACTGGCTACACTCACTGTCATCTTCGCCTAAATCGCTGCCAAAGGCACAACGGATGATAACGTAGTCAAAATTGTCCTTGATGTAATCAAAATCAAGATATCCCTGGTGTCTGCTTATGTCTATTCCTCTTTTCATAGTCTATTCCTCACTTTCTTTTTTATACATTTCCACTATGTGTGCATAAAAATAGCACACATAGAAGTTACCACGTGTGCTTACTTATTAATATATGTTTTATCGCTGCTTATTTCTGGTGCAACCTTATCCGCTGCAAGTTCATCATCATCTGGAAGCTCGTCTGTATATTTGTTTAGAAACGTCTTTACATATAGCCACAATTTCTTGACTGGCAGTCCACATAAAGCCATATTCTTTAATATACTTACAATCTCATATGCTATATACAGTAATGCAAAGAAACCTGATATACCAATACTTTCCCCGATATATTGCCTTATTTCCTCCGGCAAGAAACCGATCATATTAAAACCTGTTATATAATCTACTAACGCAAGCATCATAATCGATATAATCATAGCGCACTTACGGATAGCTCCATCGATACCAAATCCGCTATTAAACTTATGATACTTTATAGCTCTTAACACCCCAAAGAATGTGTCAATAATTACTGCTATAATAACAAGCTGTATCAACTTATTATGTAATGCTGTTGTGCATATTTCTGTTAATGTTGTCATAAACTAATTTCCTCCTATTTCACTACTTAACATATGTTTCACCTGTTATGTATTTATAATCATCTTTGCTTATTTTACCGCTGGCAACTCTTTCTTTTACCTGTTCTTCTGTAACCTCTCCTTTTGCATAGAGCCTCTTTAGTACAACTGCAAATGTGTTCATTATAATACCCCCTCTTCCATTAATTGTAATGTGTAAGCTTCAACTGCTTTATCAGTGTCTATCTGTTCAACGCTCTTAAGCATCTCATATTCAGATACACTTATTTCTCTGCTTTCACATTCATAGTCTGTGTATGCAGCCATCGTGTCTGTTGCTTCGTGTTCCACAGCTTTAATATTACGGCGCTGTATTAAAGTATCAGGCGCAATAAGCTGCGTTTCTTCTGGTTGTGTTGCACACCTTTCTGTTATCCATTGTTTCATCATTCTGCCTCCTTTTTAAGATTTTTTATATTTATATACATTCTATAATTAATTAGATGTATATAAAGTCTATTTAACTTAACATAACTTTTATACATTTATAACAATACTCTTAAAATTTTCTACTTTATTCTAAATAGCAATGCCTACAGGTGGAAGCAGAAGGACGGCAGTTCCAATATACCAAGATGCAATATTAGCAACGGAATCTAATGCTAGTGCTCGTGGACCAACAGCAGATCCACTTAGGCAAGCACCAAATAAAACTGAAACAGCCGTTATATTCTTGTCTATGTAAATGCCATCACATCCTCCCGTAACTGTACTGCCATTAAATTGCATTTCTGCTACAGCTCCATATCCTGGTACAGAAACATATCTATGAGGGTAGCGCCAGATAACACCATCAACATCATATTTAATCCCAGTACTTTCGTAACTTACACCTGATATATCATACATATAATTTTTATTTACTTTTAGTTCTCCATTTGCACATACCATATAAGGATTTCTCATCCACTGATTGTAAGAACCCAAAACAATAGAGTGAAATATCTTATTAAGACTTACATTGTCATTAGTTCCATAGAACTGACCACCATTTACTACTGAGTTTCTTTTAACTCCATAAGTTGGCTCTTGGCTTTTATCATAACCATTACAGTTACCTGTTCCATACACATCCTGTAAGTTGCAGTTTTTTCCAAACATCAGCATAAGGTCAATCAGTGTACTTACAATAGGTCCTCCGAAAAATCTAGCCCTTGTACCAAAAGCATCTATAGCTGCTTTTTCCTCAGCTGTAGTTTTACCATAAACTGGCTGGTTACCTGATATGCACTTCATCTTGTCCTTTATGATTGAACCATAAAACATTGGAATCCACACACCTTCAAGCTCTTTATTATCAGAATCTATAAAACCTATCGGTTCAAAGCCGTCTGCCTTCTCAAACCTGAATAATACATATCTGTCATCGCCTGATGTATATTCTTTCTTGTATATTTTTTGTGCCCAGGCAAATGCACCGCCATCATAATCTGCATTTGCTACATCTGATGCTGTACCATCTTCCTTTTTCGTATAATCATTTTCATTCAGCCTGTAATCTGCTGTACCATCGGATCTTACCATATAAGGCTTGTTTGCCTTAAGCCACGGAAAGTCACCCCAGCTTCCAAGCGAATAACCTCCACCCTTAGTTACAGTAATAGGTGTATAATTCTTGTTTGCACCAATATATTCAATCCTTTGACTTGGTGCAAGTATGGCATTATGTTCAATAAATCCATATACAGATTGAGTTTTTACAATGTTAAGAACCTCTTCAAGTGTGTCCTGTCTTGCAATATTAACTTTGTTTCCCATCTTTAAACCTCCTCATAATACATATTTCCATTATTTATGCCAAGCTTGTATCTAGCTTTAGTTGTATCGTCTGTTATTATGTTAGCCTCCGATGCAAGAAGAGCTGCACCTGCTGTCTGGATTGTAACCTGTGTACTATTATCAACTGTCGCATAATAATCCTGTATAATTTGTGCTGGATTGTATCCGTTATAAGGTGGCATAAAATCTCCATTATCACCAGCAACAACAGCTATAGAATATAATATTTCTTCACTATCTGCTGCTCCTAGTGGCTTTGCAAATAACCCAATCTCATTAATGTAATATCCAACTGATACTAATGCGCTCTGTTTTACAGAATCATAATTTGTTATTAATGCTGTTACCTTGACAGAATGCTCACTATATACATTTACAGCTGATAATGTATAAGCGTTTTTCTGTGACTTTAATTTTGTTGCCTTCTGTAATGCCTGGATTGTCTTTTCAGATGAAGCATACTCTCCATTTCCTACTGCCATTCTTGTAAACTGCAACTTAATCTGTCCTGCCTGTGCTCTAACAAGCAGATCAGCACCTTTGTTAGTCATTACAGCATTGTTAAATAACTGTGGCATATGTTTTCCTCCTATTCTTTAATCGTGTTCTTATATATGCTATCAGCAGCAAGTGCTGCTGAAATAGCCTGTTTTACAGATTTTGATACAACGTCAAGTTTTTCTCTTAATTCAGGCTGCTTTAATACCGCGATAGTTCCTGTTCCCGATATCAAAGCTGCTGTTATATCTTTCTGTTTTATGCTTAATTTTTCTGTTATCGCCGGTGATATAACCGCTGATGAACCAGCTACTGAAGAATTGATTACTGATTTTATATCTCTATTTTCCTTGTAGCAGCCATCTCTGATAGCAGCTGGAATATATGTTGTTAACACCCCAAAGCACGGATATATTACCTGATTATTTTCCCTATGTATTTCAACACCCCTTAAATGTGACCTTGTGTTTATCACTTTGCGAAGCATTAAATTGAACTGTGAATTCATATTTTCTGTCATTTGTGCATTAGTTTTTATTTTGAAAAAGTATGGCTCATCACCATATTCAGGCCATTCCTGGATTGAACCCTCTCCAAATACAGCTGTTATAAGTTCTTCTACTGCTGCCGGAGTCCCCGCACTCATATGCCATACAATCGCATTCTTCACAATCTTTCTTTTTGATTCTATATCTAAATCAGTTGCATAATATTGTGCATCAAACTCAGCCGCAAGCATATCAAGCACATTATCATCAGCACTATCAAGTGTTGAATATATACTTGTTGTATCGCTATAAGATAGAAGCTTGCATACCATATTAGATATTGCATAGCTTAAAGCTTTTACTTCTGGCATAGCTGTAAAATAATCAGGAAGAATATCTGTTATATTACTTTCTGAAAGATTAACCATCTTCTATACCTCCATAAGTAGTTGTGATTGTTCCACACTTTGCTAATGTATCATTGCCTAATACAGTAAAAGCAGGTGACTCAACATTTACGCGTTTTGCCCCTGCTTCCATAATTTTCTGTATTAGGTATGATGGATTTATATCTCTTCCTATCTTCTTTGTCTGCCATTTGTTATATGCTCGGACTGCTGCCTCTACATTAGACTGTATTGCTGTTACTGCCGTTTCATCTTCTCTTCCAATGTAATAAGCAACCTTTACATTATATGTATATTCCTTAGGTATCTTAACCATTATATTATCTGTTAAAGGTCTTATACTTCTGTCATTTAACGCTTCCTGTACTTTTGTTATAAGTCCTTCTTCAGGAATTTTGCCATTCGATGTAAACAATATATCGACTTCCCCCGCTGTATCAGATCTTACAACCACATCATCTATCGAACTATCAACCTGTTTAACGTGATATTCATATGCTCCTGATGGGCCGGCAGTTGAGTATGAGTTAGATACATTAAACATCCTGTCTCTAAGTGAATCATCGCTTTCAGTATCACATCCTCCCGATGTTAAAGATGTGTTCTTAACTGTTACAACATAAGGTAATGTATTAACAAGCTTGTTTATCTCCCCTTCTTCAAATCCGTTGCCACACAACCCCGGTGTTGTACAGGATGCCGTTACTGTCACGTCTCTTTCTCCTGCCGGAATCTCAACATATTTGTTTGTCGCAAAAAATATATTATTGCCATTAGTTGCACGTGTACCTGCAGGTATGCTCACAGCTGACTGTAATACTTGTGCTATGCTGAACTTTAAAACAGTTGTAGCCGGTTTTGACTTAATTCTTGATATGCCCTTTAATGCACATAGATTATCAAGATAATCCTTTTTTGCATACTTCAAAAAGCTCATCTTTCCTGCTCTGTCTGCATATTGCATAGCCTGATATATCTGTAATGCACATGCATACATAATAAGTCTGAATGGGTCACTCTTTGCTAATGATATATCTTTTCCTGTGAGTTCCTTATATTTGCTTTGATAATCATTAATCATCTGACTTAATACATCTTCTATTTTTTCATCCTTTATAAAGCTTATATCTGGAAATTTCTCTGTTACTATGCTCATATATTATCCTTTCCAAACAGATTTTATTTACCTAGTTATGTCAAACTTTTCAATCAAATCATACGGAATACAATGTTCGCCGCTTTCTTCTCCAAATCTAACATAATATGTAAGCAATCCGTTTTTCTTTTCGTAGTAGTCACAATAATGTTCTTCTACTTTTCCGTTGCGAAAATAAATCTTAATCATAGCTCCAATAATCATGTCGATGCCCCTTTCTTAAGATATATATGCAGTTTTAACTGCCCGTCTTCTGCTACATCATATTCAATCTTACTTATACTCACTCTTGGTTCATATGTTCTTGTTTTCTGTATAATTTCAACTGATAGCTTATTTTTAGCAACCTCTGTTGGATATCCCATAATCTCATTAGTATTAATGCCAAAGTTTCTGTCAAGAGGCATTGTTCCAGCTATCACAGAATATAGTGCTTTAAGACACCTTGAAATATCTTGCATCTCATCTTCGTTAAAACCTTTTTCCTCAACATCAATAACAGTTTCCATATGCACCTCCTACAAATATTCCTGAAGAGTAATATTAACCTTAGCCTGTACAACACATCCGTCTGCTATGATTTTATCGTAAGATTCACTAACAGAAGTTATCTTCCAGTCATATTTTCCTATCATCTTTTCGCCTAATACGAATGGGAAATGTTCTCCATTCTCAACTGCATTTTCAATTTTTTCCAATGTATCTCGTGGACGTACTCCGTGGTTTGCTGATAATGTTATTGAAAAAGACATGTCGGATAAATCAGCGCCAAGGAATTCAGACCTTGCTTTACCGCCTATAACATCATGTGTCGTCCATCTTCCTTTTACTTCGCGCGATAACGAATTAAATGTCTGTATCTTATCACTGCTAACCTCAAACACAATCAGGCTGCCTAAGTTTCCAACTACCATTTATGCACCTGCTTTCTTTTCAAGTTCTTCTACCTTCTTTTCAAGCTCCTCTATCTTATCTGAATTATCCATTTCTTCTACTTTTTCCTCTAATGCTGTTGTTTTTGTATTAAGCTCATCAACAGCAGTTGAAAGTGATTTTATCTGTCTGGAAAGTTCATTAAACTTCTGTACAATTTCTTTAACAGATATTCCGGTAGAGCCTGCTGTAAAATCAATATCTCCATCAGAAGTTACATAACATCCATTTCCGAAATCTTTACGATATCCTGATGCAGCTGCAGGTGTATTACCATCATAATAATACGTTCCTAACACTATACCTTTGCTGCTGCCATTATCAAAATGCAACGTAGCAACCCTTGAACCAACACCTGGCAACGAACATTCATTATTCATTGTCAACATAGGTAGTTCAAGCGATGATGTATCTGTGTCTTCGTATGTAACTTTTACTCTGCCTGTTTGTTGATAAGTTTCAATAACTCTGCCAACTCTTAATTCCATATAGCCTCGCTTCCTCATACTTTTGTACTATCCGATTTTTATAGATTGCAAGCTTTTTGCAACTCACGTTGTCATCCAATTTTCGCATCTTTGTTAATACATTTTATATCTAAGGTATGATTAACTCCTCACCTGGCCATATCCAATGACCACTATCCGAACTATCAAAGCCGTGGTCCTGCGCTGTTGATTCTATAGTATCAACATTGGCATCATATATTTCTGTATACCTTATTCCAGAACCATAAAAGTCAGAAGCTATTCCCCAGAGTGTATCTCCGGATTCAACTACATATACGGTACCTGTATCATCTTCTGTATATTCCGGTTCCACATAAACCGGTGCTGATATGATTATAGGATCTTGTACTTTATGCATTGTAAGTTTCTGCTTATATCCGCTGCCAATATCATGTTTAATACTGTCTATATAATATTTTCCGTTAATTTTTCCAAGACCAGTTATATCAATACATTGTGTTGCAACTATATCAGGATTGGCCATAATCGTAACTGACAGCTTCTCTATCTCTCTATTAGCCGCATTAATCTTTGCAGCTGCTTGAAGCTGCGCATCATATTCACTTGAAGACTGTACATTCATATAATATGTTCTTCCTGACTCTCCCACAAAGACATTGATAGTATCATCATTATCAGGATTAGAATAACTTAATTTAACACCTGTATAAGTTCCTTCAATAGTATCACTGTAGCTCCAGTCAGACATATTACTTTCATCCATAATCAATACAGTATCCTTTTGCTCATACGTTGCAATATCAAATATAACAATCTTGTGATTATAGGTTTTCATTCCTAATCCATACTTTTCACATAATGATAAAAGAAAACTACTGTCTGCCTGGTCTTTCTGTTCCGCCTCAGCTATGCTCACATCATCTGCATCGTAATACAGCTCTACTCCTGCCCTATCTGCTATCTTCTGTGCTATATCCCTTATTGTTGTATCTGTGTAAGTTTCTGTCCGTTGAAGTGACTTAAAATCATCATTCTGTGGCGCGCTTACCATTCCAATGTTGCATTTAAGACCTCTTCCGGAAAAACTTATATCATCAATTATAAAAGTGCCAAAATCATTATTAACTTCCTCATTTTCATTATTCCAGTTATGCAGCGTTATTCCAAGTCTAAAGTCTGCTCCTTTTTTAGGATAATATGTTGTAAGCCAGTCTTTATTAATATCGTTTAATGTTATGCTTGCACTATCAGACTGTCCGCTTGCCACATCCGTATATGAAAGTGAGGATATATTATCTTTTATCATACTTCCAAGTTCTGGATGAGGTTCGCCAAGTACTTCAACTCTTGTGTTCGTTGTAGTTGTGGTAACTTCTGTTGTTCCACCTCCTAGCCCCGGTATAACCAACTCTTCACCTGGCCATATCCAATGACCACTGTCTGAACTATCAAAACCATGGTCCTGCGCTGTTGATTCTATTGTATCAACATTGGCATTATATATCTCTGTATATCTTATTCCAGCTCCAAGGAAGTCTGATGCTATTCCCCAGAGTGTATCTCCAGATTCAACAGTATATGTTCCATTATCATCTGACTCTTCTATTGTTGTCGTTGTGATTGTTTCTGTCACAACCTGTCTGTGTGTTCCATCATATTCTATCAATGCCTCAACATTTCTGGGTAGTGCCATTACGACCTCCAATCTGGAAGAATTTTTGTTTTTTGTGGTTTATCCTCGATAACAAGTTTTTCTCCTGCTGAAAAAACAAATACATCTATCTTGTCCTGATTGTTTGCCATAAGAAAAGAGGTGTAGGTTTCAGAGCCATACACCTCTTTAGCTATTCTGTCCCAGGTATCGCCAGACACAGTTGTATATGTCTTTGCCATAAGCAATCTCCTTAGAAAGAACTCCTTCCATTTTGTTTCATATATCTTTGCATCAATTCTTCAAACTGGCTTTCTGATATACTAAGCGCATCCTGTATATCTTCCTTGCTCGGTGCTGCTCCATAGAATTGAAGCGTAGGCTTGTACTCAACAGTTATAGAATTATCCATAGAAGTACCAGCTACATCAGAGCTTGAGAAACTTCCTCTCATATCCATAAGATTCTGGCTCTGCTGCCACATAGATATAGCATTATCTCCACCCTGTCTTGCAAGTCTGTCACTTAGTCCTGATAATTCACCTGCCTGTTGCCATAAAGGTATGTCACCAGCCCCAGTATTTGTATACATATCGCCATTGTAAAATGCTGAAAGCTTATTAACATCATATACCGGATTAAGATTTATACCTGCATTTACACCTAGCAATCTTCCTGTCTGTTCCCAGAGTGATATTGCATTAGCACTTCCATCAATAGGTATAGCTGCTTCCATTCCATCCTCACAGAATGCTGCTAAATGTGGCTCGTTAAATATACCGCCATTTGCGTGTCCTGGTATATTCATCTTAAAGCCGCCATTTTCTTCAATATAATCTGTACTCCAAGGTCCTGTAAGATTTCCAACATCATCATATACCGGATTAAGGTTTATTCTTACATTGGCATCTACGTCTATACCCTTTGAGAAGATATTGTTCAGTGCATTATCAACCTCATTATACAAGTTATCGCACGCATCCGTAGCATAAGAAGCATTATCTTCTATTGCACTTGCAACCTGTACTGGAAGCTGTTTTCCCTGTTCTGATAACATATCAAGTATTGAATCATACTTATCCGTGTTAGCTATGGAATCACCCACAGCATTCATTACTGCATCAGAGCTTCCAGTCAATGCAAGTAAAGCTTCATAGTCGTTCATTCCCTCTGCAAGCGCCTGTGGAATTTCCTGACCTTTAGCCTTATATTCATCAATAGTGCCCTGCATTTCTTCCATAGTAGGCTTTAACGCGTCAAGCAGCTGTGATATAGCTTTCCTGTCGCTTGTATCAAGATATGTCGTGTTAGACATTGTGTCATACACCATCTGCCACATAGCGCCTGTTTTGTCCTGCCAAGACTGTATATATTCATCTCCGAACTGTTCATCAAGTGTTTCTTCCCACTTTTTCTTAGCTTCACTTATCTGTTCACCATACGCATCTGTTATTGTATTAAGCTGGAATTCTGCCGCTTTCTGCTGAATGTCAGATACATTATCAAGATACTTCTGTTTTAAAGCATCTATCGCATTGTTATATTCCTCATCAGACAGATAATCTCCTGCCTCATATGCTGCTTTGATTGAAGCAAAGTTCTTAACATATGCATCTTTATATGTCTTAGTTGCTTCCTCAATCTGTTCATTAAGCTCCTGCTGCAAATTCTGGAATGTGTCACTTGTAAGCTCTTTACCTGAATAATCAAGCTCAAGCATAGACATTTTAGCCTCGAACTCTCCTGTTGCAAGCTGTTCCTGTACCTCTGCCATAGATGCCTGGATATTAGATATAGTCTGTGCCTCGTCAATATCAAGGAAACCATCATTAAATGCATCTGTTACTGCTGCATTAAGTTCTGTTCCTAGCTCTGCCAGCTGATCATATTTATCCTGGTAGAACTGATTTACCTTAGTAACAACATTCTTACTTTCTGTATCATTTTCATTAAACCCGATTGAAAGATTAAGAGCTACTGCATACTGTGACTGCTGTGCATAATTCTGTGCTGCTGTCACGTACTCATTAATAGCTGTCTTATAATCTTCCTGTTCACTTTTATCAAGTTTAATTCCAACTGACACTTTCCAGTTAAGCTTATCCAGTTTAGAAACTGATTCCTGCATAGTTGCTGATATATCGTCCAGCTCATCAAAAGCTGTCAACGCTTTTTCAACTGCTGATAAGTTCCCAGCACTTATAATTCCTTTTGCCACCTTATCAAGCTCCTGTAAAGATAGCGTTAATTCTCCAAAATGTCCTTTCAGATTATTCTTAACAACTTCACGCTGTATATTGTTATACGTGTATATTGCTGTACTAAGACCTGTTATAGCCGTAGTTACTCCGATAATGCCCCAGGAAGCTGGTGTAAGTTTTGATATTGCTGCTACTATGTGGGATAATGATGAAGCTATCTTATATGATACAAGCGCTGTTCCAACTCCTTCCGCAAAACCTATAACGGCTGCTTTGTTCTTTATCATCCATTCTCCATCGCTCTTAAGAGTACTGATAAAAGCAACGACCGGCTTTCCATTTGTCGTTATATTACGCTTAAATGTTGGTATTTTAACACTAATATCATCAATCCACTTACTTACACCATCTGCACCGCTTATCTTACTATTCAGCTCTTCTATCTTATCCGTAGCAAAACCTATTACATCAACTAAAGGCTCTCTTAAATCTTCATAAGCTGCTATTCCAAGATTAACAAAGGAATTCTTCATAACCTGCAACTTACTGTCAACAGTTTCATACCTCTTTCCTGCTTCTATTGCAAGGGCTGTATTAGCTTCCCAGGCTGTATTAGCTGTATCTATCGCATTACTCATAACTCCGTGTGCATTAGCCAAGGCAAGTATCGTATTAGTAAGACGTACTTCCTTTATTCCCATATCATCAAGAACAGCAACTGCCGACTTTTCATTTCTTTCTGTATCATTAAGACCATCAATAAACGCTGATAAAGCCACAACTGCATCATTCTTAAATGTCTGTGAGAATGCTTCTCCTGTCATATTTGCAACACTTGCAAAGCTTTCAAGGTCTCCTGAACCTGTTTCAACCGCAACCTGTATCTTTCTTAGCAGCTTACTCATAGTTGAACCACCAGCTTCTGCCTCTATTCCGACAGAACTCATAGCTGTTGCAAGTGCCATAATCTGCGCTTCTGTCAGGCCGACAATATCACCAGTTGATGCTAATCTTGCGGTCATATTTACTATGTCTTCCTCTGTTGTGGCAAAGTTATTGCCAAGGTCAACTATAACAGAACCCAGCCTTTCATAATTACTTACACCATTCTCGTCAAAGTCAGGCATACTTACAACATTGGCAAACTTGGCCAGAGCTGTTGCTGCTTCCTCTGCGCTTAAGTTCGTAGATACTCCTAAGTTAATCATAGTCTTAGTGAAGTCTGTCAAAGATTCCGTTGCTATTCCCAACTGTCCTGCTATTTCCATAACGCCTGCAATATCAGATGCACTTGATGGAATCTCCTCTGACATATCAAGAATATTCTGTCTTAACTTCGCATACTCCTCATCCGTTGCATCAACTGTCTTCTTAACTCCGGTAAATGCTGTCTCGAATTCCTTTCCAACCGCAACAGCAGCAACAGTAGCCGCTGCTACAGCTGCGTCTGCCACTTCTGCTGCTGTTACTATTGCACCAAAGCACTTCTTTCCAGCATTCATAGTTGCATCAAAGCCTTTATCAAGTGTGGTAAAATTCTTATCCATAGTAAGAATATTAGCTTTTAATGCTGTGTTTGCTGTAGCAAGACTGGCATTAAAGGACTTATCAATAACTCCTGCTATTCTTATTGCCAGCTTGTATTCTTTTCCTTTTGTTGCCAATCTCAACCACATCCTTTATCGTGTCTAATAATTCATCAAGTGGTAATGAATTGAAGTAATCTATCCCTGTATTAGTAGCCATAGACAACTCAATCATTACCTTTCTTAATTCATCTATCTCATCTGGGCTTATTCCGCACCAAACAAAAACCCCAGTACTGCATTCTTTACGGCCATACTTTCACTTGCTGGGAGTGCTGTAAAGAACTCAATCGGAAGGCTTGCACCTCTCGCTGTTATCTCTGTTGCATATTCAAGAGTCACCTCTGGCATAACATCAATGCCGCCGGATGCTCTCTTCATTCTCTTGTTAATTGCAATCATATCTGCTGCCGTTAAGTCTCTAAGTCCTCTAAGATCTATTTCCTTATATTCCACTCCTTCAAATGTATATGGCTTCTTAAGCTTAATTACTAAGTCGTCCTGTTCTTCCTTAACATCATTAGAGGCTGCCGTTTCAATAACAGCAGCCTCCAGTTTCATATTCTTTTCTGTATTATTTTTAGTTGTTAATTCCATTAGCACTGTGACCTCACTTTCTCAAGCAAATCTTTTCCATTTACAATAAAAACTGAATTGAGCTTGTCATATTCGATAACTGTATTTCCATCTATCTCTATGAGAATATAGAACAGTTCAAATTTAAGTTTGGCTTCCATCTGCTTGCCCCTTTCGATTTTGCCAGGCTCAAAAGATTTAAAACGTCCTCTCTCTACAATTCTTATGCTTTTATAATCAAGTGCTCCTGTTGATGAGACAGTAGACTGCTGTGAAGCCCTGAATGTAATATCAACAGGCTGTGTAGGGTCCATAAGATTAAACACATCACTTTCAAGCGTTCTAAAAGACAGTTCCTGCTCCATTGAGCTGTAATTTCCTACTACTCCTGTTTCGTATTCTCCAAGCACTCCGGCTCCGGACATTGTTTCTGTAACCGCATCAAAGTTAGGAAGTGTATGGCTTCCTGATATTCCAATAAACTTATTTCCATTGTTATATACATTAAAGTCATTAATAACTTCTGGTATGTTCGCTATACTCATAATCATTCACCTCCGAGTGCTGCTTCTAACATAGTTGGATCAAATTCTAATACATCTAAGATATACTCTGCTGGTGTATAAGGCGCTATATACTGCTTAAACACTATTGTTCCATTAATAACATTTTCTGTTGGATTCTCGTCCCTGTTATATACAGTTTTAGCACCTGCGCACTTGCCCTGACTTACAAGACTGTTGCCTCTTACATTCTCCGAATCCACGATAGATTCAATAAGCCTGTAATTCGCTGGGTCATCCACTTTATCAAGATATGTCGCTAAGAAGCTGTTAGCATACCAGTCAAAAAATCTTCTGCAACATATCCACCTGTCCTTAGGATCTGTTGTGTCAGGATAAGCAGCTGTATTATTGCCCCACGACTTAAATGCACCATTAAGACTTATAGCCGTAACAACACCCACTGCGTTAAGTTCATTCGCCTGGGTTATATCAAGATTAATCTCTGTTCCATCGTGTAAAACAGCAGCACTTACTTTAATATCCTCGTTCGATGGGGATATGTTAGGTATGGATCCATTGTTATAATCAAGAAGACAAGTCATAGCAGCGTATATTGCTGAATAATATATAATCTTTCCGCTATGCGAAACCATAGGCCATAAGCATATATCGTTTGAAGAATATCCGCTGTCTTTCTTAACCTTTTCAACGTCTGTATACTTAGTAGCTTTTTTAGTATCAACATCAAGTACAGCCCTGCACTTGAATAATCCGCTAAGCTTCTCTTCTTTCCCCATAAGTGCCATACCAACCGATGGTATCTGTGACCAGCCAGGTGCAAGCAAGAAGTTTACTCTTACCCCAAACATAGGAAATACACGTCTTGCAAGCTCAATACCTGTTTCTTTTCCTGTATAAGCATCATATGAACCAATAATATCCTTATCAGTTACAGCGCTAGGATCTATTGCAGTTCCTGTTAACTGCACACTAGATACTGCTTCCTTGATTACAGTTACAACAACATATCCATCTTCGTTGAATTCTACTGTATAATCAGTATCTTTCACTAAAGCTGTTGAACTGCCATCTGTAACCTTAAGATTATCAAGCATTACTCCTTTTTTTGTAGATACTGCCTGTTCTCCTACAACTGTAATTGTTTCTGTATATTCAGTTTTGTGTTTAGCAGGATCCAGTACATTACATATAACCACAGGTCCAACCTTGAACACTTTGAAGAACGCATCCATAGCCTGGCATAATGTGTAATTCTCATAATCATCTGAATAGCCTACTGCCGCCTGTGCCTCTGCAAATGTGTTGCAAAAAAATAACTTATTTGCAGCATTCTGTGGGTCTGCTGCCATATTGACAGGTGAAGTACCAAAAATAACAGGTACTTCACCAACATTTAATGTCGGAGTTGGTACGCTTGTGGGATTCTCTAATACCGAAATTCCGTGATTGTAACTCATTCTTATCTTGCCTCCTTAAATCTGTTTCTTGTCTGTATATATATAGTCTTTATTGTGCTATACTCCTCGTTAAGTTTCTTAACTGCCTCCGGCATATCATCAATCTTAACAAGCAACTTTTTCATAGCCGGAAAACTATCTACACATTTTTGTAATTTATCAGGTAATATTCCATCCTTGTATACAGTAGAATATCTAGCCACGCCTGATATAGTTGGTCCTATATACATAAGATTTTCTTTAGAATCTTCTTTCTTTTTAGCAATAGTCGCCATAATACGTTTCCTTTCTTATATACGGAATATTAAAAGACAATGAGCTTGAACCTATGAAAAATGGATAATAATCATCTTCCTGTCTGGCCCAGACCCATTGTCCGTTAAAAACAGCTATTCTTCTTAAATCTGTATTTTTAGCAAATCTCTCATATATCTTCTGCAAGATATTCATAACACTTACGTGTCCTTCGTTTTCAAGTCCATCATCCCATATGCAGACAATAAGCACAATGTTAATCACATTAGGATCTTCATAGTTTCCGGTATGCCCGCCATTCTTTAATCTTACGATTATATATGGTACTGGAACCTCGCTTTCCTCATCTTCCTCATATGTATCAACAGTTTCACTTTCTTCATCATATTCAGGTGTTACATACTTCTGAACAGGTGTGTCCTGCATATACACATTCAAGGGTACCATCTCGCCTTTTGCATTCTTATATTCATAGCCTTTAAACATCTCTTTCAGCTCATCTATCAGGGCTTGTTGTACCATTAATGGTGTCATACACATTCTCCTATCTTAAGATTCTTTGCAATTCTCTTTCAATGCTCTGTTCTAATATGTCATACATCTGTGGCTCTACAACACCATATACCCCCTGTTCTTCTCCCAGAAGCTTAGGCGTCGACAAAGAAAGCAGGTTTTTTAATGCTTCTTTATTAGGCTTGTTTCTCATTCTTGTACCTGGTACTCTTTGTGCAATGGCTACGTGGCCGCTCTTGTACTTTACAACAAAAGCCTTGTACTGATCTTTCTGCCATGGTCTAAGATATAAATTCTTTGCCTGGTTCATTCTGTTAACATTTCCTTTATGACCTGCTTTAGGTCTGTTATGAGGATTGTATGCCCTTGGTGTTACCTTGTAATCATATAATTCATTAGCTCCACCAGTTGATGTTACAAGCCCTTCCAGCTTTGATACTGTCGCTTTTTTCTTAGATAAAGTCTTCTTGACCTTGTTTTTCTTTATGTAATACCTCTTGTTAGCCTCCGTAGCAAGAAGCTTATCTGTTTCTTTAACTGTATCATTGATAGACGCTTTAAGTACCTGTTTACTTTTATCTTTCTGCATTCCAAGCGCGCGTTCTATCTCTGTAAGGTCTCCTACATCAACCTGATAATGAATCATACTTTATTTGCCTCCAAACTTATCGAATATATGCCGCCCTCATTGATTGCATCTGAAACAATATAAGACTTTTTATCAAACAACATATTACGTCCGATACCTGGAAGAGGTCCGAAATCCTTAGCATTGACGTAAAACAGCAACTCTTTAAGATAAATACCATCTCCATACAAACTTCGCTTGTACTGATATCTTTTCTCTCTGTCTACCATCTCATTGTTATCAATAATGCAAGGAATATCTCTGCCATTAATATTATGAACTTCTGCGAATTCATCAGTATTCATAAATACTTTACGATTATCATATGCTAGCTGTTCTTTAAAAGTCATATTATCTCCATTCTGCCGTACCAGCTCTTAACCACGCATCTACCATCTCCTGATTATCAGTTGGTAATTCTTCTCCCAGAGTATATTGGTGAGAAGAATATAAGATATCCGTTTTAGCATATAAGTTTAAGCTTTCAGGTAATGCTTCTTTAACATTCTGTATTAAATTCCCTGTAATATCCGATAAAGGTCCTTCATCATTATCATCTGATATGATCTCTTCTACACTGGCATCCATCACATCATCTTCCGTAGTTATTATATCTTCAACAGATTTAGCAACACTTGTTTTAGTGCTGATTTTACTATCTTTCTTAGTTGTTGTTGCCATAGAACCTCCTAACCAATGTTAATAAGTATCGTATTATCCTCCGCGGAAGAATCATAAGCGGCATAGCCAGCTGGAACATTAGAACTTTCTGTTGCTGTTATTCCATTTCCATCCCAGTAAACATTAGTGCCCTGTGTAATCTCTGCTGAATCTGTCTTAGCAAACTTAAACACATTCTTTACATGAATAGAACCCACTTCGCCAGGGTTAATATCCATTCCGGCAACTGCTATTCTTGTCTTAAGACTTACAATAGAGCCGGCTTCAATTACGTTTGAAGTTGTATTCTTATAATCAAGGTCTTCACCTCTCTGCCAATATATAGCTTTAGACATATCTCTTTCTCCCTTCTGTCATTACTTAATAGGATTGCTTATTACCTTACCTGGATTCTTAACAACACCTCTGTAATCAAGTACAGTAATTCCCCAGTCAAGATATATATCCCAACTAATGCCAAGCTTTCCAACCTGTTCAGACCTTCTTATAATTGGTGTCTTGTTGCCATTTAGATAATCAACCTGCATAAAGTCCACATCGTCTTTATTACCAACAAGGAACCAAGGCATTGTATTTCCAAATCCGCCGCTTAATACATTTATAGTGCCATCTTCTACAATGTTAATACTCTTAGCATATCTGTAGAGTGGATTAACAGCCTGTGTATTGCCTTCTGTGTTGATAGTTGGACTATTAAAGAGTGTATACATCTCAAATGACATTCCAACCGGAACAATTAATGTTGCAGGTCTTATAACAATAGCTTCGCCTTCTGGGTCCGTCTGTGACTGTAATGCAAGCATCATAGCCTGTACAGATTCCATTGTAATGCCAGTTCCTGTTGTAATAATATTTCCATGCTGCTTATCGAAGAGTTTTACCCCATCATATATAGCCGGTGAATTAACAAGAATCTGATAGCACTGCTTGTTAATAGTCTTCTTAGCTGCTTTAGAATACCTTGATGGTAAACCTGTTACAAGTTCAATATCATCATTAATAAATGCCTGTCTTGATAATGAGAACTGACGTCCATAAGTCTTAAGCTGCCTCTGTGGAAGCATAGTATCTGTTCTTGAATCTGCCTTAAGTTCTCCGTTTTCAGGAACTTCAAGAAGCTCTCCAGCAGAACCAGCAAGATAGTAATGATCTGTTTTCTTAAAATCTTTTAATGAGCCTTCCTGTGTCCAGGCATCAAATGTAGCTGCTGCCTTATTATAACCTTCCTTTATCGACTTGTTGATTGCATCATCAAGAATAGCTGGAAAGGCTGCTGTTGGATTCGCGAAATCTCTCTGTGCATAATCGTATAAATCATCAGAGCTCATTCTCAAATATCTTCCTCTATCATCAGAACTTGAAGATTCAATGTATAAATCTCTAAGGGACATTCCTCTTAAATCTCTTGCACCTTCTGCCGGCTTTTCAACAGTTAAGCCCATTCTAAGCAAGAGTGCATCGGAAGCTGCTGCCCTGAACTTATCTTCCTCTGCTGCTGTTACGTCTGCACTTCCTCTCTGTGGGATAGGCGCATTATTCTCAATCATAGAATTCATTACAGCCTCTCTTACGCTGTCAAGAGAAGCACCACCTGATATGTAACCTTCCATAGTTGCATCATCTACACCAAGTGAACGGCACATTCTTGTTATTTCAGCACATCTGCTTCTTTCAAGTGCAATATTATTCTCCGGTGTCATTCCCATATTACTGTCCTGACCTCTTGAATTCTGATTATCTGAGCCCGGTGCTCTTATTCCATTGGAACCAGCTTCAGGCTGTCCGCCCAGCTGTGACTGTTCAGCAGTTGCTTCTGCAATCTGTCTTGTTAAATTATCAAATTCTGTCTGTTCTGTTGCAGTGAATTCTCTATGTTCACCTCTTGCTAACGAGAGAAGTTCCTGCTGTCTTAGAACCATCTGTTTAAGATTCATATCTCTTTGCCTCCTGTTAATATAAGATTTTTATTTATCTGGAGCTGCCTCTCGTTAAGATAGAAGCTGCTTACTCCCTCCTCTTCATACGACCTGCCAACACCAACAGTCTCATCCGCCGGTATACTCACTATAGATATCTCAAATGGAGTCCATTTCTTAGCTATCCTACAAGGTCCCTTAAATCTGCCATCCAAAGATACAGCCTTGTCTTCCACACTCTCCCAGACAGATATGCCGTAACCCACTGATACCCCTTTTAGTGTCTGGTTAAGCACTTTCTGATAAATCACTTCTGATTTTTCATCCTTATCGAACTCTATCTGTGCGTGTCCTTTGTTGTCTTCAACCCACGCTTTTATAACCTTTCCCAGAATTACATCTCTGTTATGATTAAATAAAACGACACCAATTGAATTTAACCTTGTTAAATCAACGGCGCCGTCTGCGTGTGATAATATTTCATCTCCAAAATATCTGTGATATGGCTTTTCCGATGAGAATGTTAATTCAAACTTTCTCTCATTTCCTTCTCCTTCCATCTGACGGATATTGCAATCCGTGATAGATCGTTCAAGATATTCATTCTTTTTTCTGTATTCCAAATACAACACCTCCCATATCAATTCCTTTTTCATTACCGTAATTAATGACCTCTGCCATATCATCTATCTGGTCTTTCCAGTCACGGCCATTCTCCGCTGCAATCTGCTTGAATGTCTTCTGTCCTGTCATTAATGCTACTTTATTAGCATTAGATTCCTTAGCTGGGTCAATCCAAGGCTTAGGCTCTCTTATCCATTCGTGTTCAAAGTAATCATCTTTGTGTTCCCAGAAATCTGGAATATTAATATATCCTGCTAATATAAGCGAAATAACGAATGTCTCGTATATCTCATCAATAGTCTCCTGTATCAGTTCGACATCTTCCTGATAAGTGAGATCATCTTCAATAATATTCTGTCTTGCAGATGAATAAGTGCTTTCTGCCATATCCCTACTTGTTGCCTCATAACTTAAGCCTTGACTGGCACTTATCATCCTCTGTTCAAGCTTTGTATAGCTTGTTGCATCTGCACTTTGTCCTGCCGGATTAACAACCTGTATTTCATCACCGGCATTAAGCTCTTTCATCATACCCGGTGCGATTGTCTTTCCCTCATAACTCATTCTTTTTCCATTTGCATTTCCTGTTTCTCTTCCAAGTCCGCCATTAATCCCCTGTGTAGGAAGCATTCTCTTGATAAATACCGCAAGACAGGCTAATATTCTTTCTTTTACCGACACAGCCGTTATGAATTCATTAACATCCCTTATTCGCGGGATTGTTGGCGCCATATCTGATATTTCCCTTACCTGTGAAGGTCTTTTTTTCGTAAAATAAAAAATTACATTCTTTGCTTCAACGTATACCGGATTGCCTATGTTGTACCCGTTTATGTCGTATTGTTTCACAAAATACCCAACAGGAGCATTATAAGAAGTGTATTCTATGCCTCCAACAACCTTATTACCTTTATGCTTAGGTGCTGTCTGAGTAATATCCAGTTCATCAACCTCTATCATCTGAAGTTTGAATGGAATCATTCCATCCCTTGTATATCTTTTTATGAATAATATTCCGCCATCAATCTTCTTACGATTAACCACCATTCTAAGCATCTGATTAAGACTTTGTGTCTGCGTAACATCACAGTTCTGTTTCTTGCACCATTTCTTCCAGGCTTTCTCAATCTGTTTATTAAGTTCAACATCAGGTGTCTTAGCCTGTAATATGAATCCGCTGCCTATTATGTTTCTTTTCCAGGCAGATGTTATTGAATTCATAATATCGCTGTTTCTTTCAAGGTCTCTGGCTCTTGCCCTTATTGTATCTCTGTTATACCTGTCAGTTATCTCCGCTGATTCATTTACCGCGTGCCAGTTTCTGTTGTTACGCTCATACGAACCTGCATCGTAACTATCAAAAGACCTTAACCCTTCTACAGCAATCTTGTATACTTCCCTTTCATATGCAGCCTTAGGTGATACCGCTGCAACTATATTGTCTATAAATCTCATATACTACCTTCCGCTAAAATCTGCCACATAACAATCATCCAGAAGTCCGGTGTGATTGTTTGCTGCCGCTAATTGTGCTGTTAAATCATTCTTTATGTCATAGAGCTGTTTAAGGTCTGCCCTTGTCAAGCTTTTAGAACCTATCTTATAGCTCTGTCCGCCACTAGCAATCGCAATAATGGCTTTATTCACTTCTTCAAGCATCTCTTTAGTTGAATTAGTCGAATTGTCTGCCATATATGTTCCTCCTACTGGTCTAACCAATTCTCATTTTTTTCTATCCATTGTTCTTCCGGCGGCTTATATTCTGGTACTGTCACATTCTCTTCATTCATCAGATGCAACTGACGTACACCGAGAATATCTGCTGCCGCCGCATTGTACACTTCTGTATCAAGATAATGATTGTCTGCGTGGTTCGTCTTCGTCTGCCATACCTGCTTAGTGATATTTCCACGCTTAACACTAATCTTGTGTTCTGCTGTTACCTGTGTTGCATATTCCATATCACAGCCCTTATATACCATCCAACTTCCACGTCCATTAGGGCGCTGCATTCTTCCGGCAATCATATCTTTATATGCCCCACCATCCACAAGCACCAAGGTTATACCCATAGCTTTGCTATCCGGTCTGTTGACTTTGCTTAACTTATAGTTAGATAATTGTGCGTGCGATGAGCCTTTAACAGGTAATGCATAATCTGAATGCGTAGCGCAGAAGTCATACACTATGTCTGTCTGATCACCTGAATCTACCAGGCAAAGATTGACTATCATAGGCTCACCATTCTCATTCATATACTGTGCATTCATAACATTATCAATATCATCAAAGGATAATGCCTGGCCATGTGCTATATTCTGGCTTGTAAGATAATCTCCCCAGGCACGTATAGACCAATATAGTGAACTTTCCTGAACATCAACTCCAGCTGTAAGCAGCTTCGCCCAAGATGGAACAATGTACTCTGGTAACTCAGTCTGTCTTTCAAGTACAAGTTCTGCACTTGTCTTAAGTTTGGTATCTTCCCAAGCCTCTGCCAGCCACGAATTCACAAAATTTTGAAACAATTCAGGATCATCCTTCGTGGTAAGAAACTCTTTAACAATATCCGCCCATCTAACAAACGGACTATATAATGTGTTAATCCAGAATGCTACTGAACGGACATACTTCGTGTTATGACGGACTATTCTCCATTCCCCCTGCCGAATCATATTATTCTTATCAGCATCTGTGATTACACAACCACATTCCTGACATACATAAGTTGCAAACTCCGCTCTGTCTACATAACTCATACCTTCTTCACCTGGAAATCTGATATTAGAAAACTTAAGTTCTATGTATTCACCACAATGAGGGCAGGGAACGAAATAATGTTTTTCAATATCTGCACTTTCTTTTTCTTTCCAGATATGACCAGTCTTAAGGGTAGGTGTGCTTGTTATGTATATCTTTTTGTCATAGAATGTCTTAGTTCTTTCAATAGCCAACTTAATAGGATCAGCTTCTTTTCCACTGCTTCCAGGGTACTTGTCTACCTCATCCATCAATACAAAACGAATGGGCTTACTGGCCAAGCCAGAAGGTGAATTAGAACCTGCCAATGTCAGATACATACTATCAAACTGTAATTCAAGTAGCTGTGAATTCTCATCAAATCTTTTTGAAAGCTCTGGTGTAATTTTAAGCATTGGCTGCAATCTGTTTTCAGAAACTGACTTTGCTAGTGTTTCTGTCGGATATACTATCATTGTTGGTGCTGGATCCTGCATAACTATGTAACCAATCATATTCTGTAATGCTTCTGTTCCGCCTATCTGTGTAGGCTTAATGAATATAATCTTCTGTGTTTCATAATTGTTGAATTCGTCCATAACACCGACAAGATAAGGTGTTATATCATTGCTCCAAGGCCCTGGTATAGCAGAAGACTTTGAATCAAGCATTCTGTATTTTTCTGCCCACTCAGATACAGTTATCTGCTCTGGTGGGTTCATAAGTTGCAAAGCATCGTACTGATATTGTGTTACAAGAAGCTTACGTCTTCTCATTACCTTCCTGTTCCACAACAGCCGAAATCACAAAACCATTTAAGAGTCTCTTAACTTCCTGCTGCATTTCATTTTCAATCCGTCTAAGTTCTGTGGGGTCAATCAGTCCTGCAATCTGCCATACAACTTTGTTAGGCAGAGATAGCGCAAACTTCTTAAAGGCAACAAAAAAGCGGCTATAATCAAGTTTAACCTCTTCAATGGTTATATACTTTCCTGCCGCAATATCTGTTCTTAATATGTGTAAATCCCTTTGAGATTCTTTTAATGCTATCTCAACCTTTAATTTTTGTTCTTTAAGTTCTGTTTCTGTTTTCGATGTTGCCTTTCCATTCGCCTTATCAGACAAGTACCTAATATATGATTTTATCGTTTCATCTTTCTCATACTGTCGGCCTCTTTTTCCTTCAACTTGTACGCTGGAAATAACGCCATCTGCTGTAAGCTGCTCTATTCTACGAGCAGTTACACCGAACAATTCAGCGATTTCTTTCTTCTCGCACATTACTTTTTTACGTGGTCTTCCTGCCGTAGTAATCAGCTCCTTTATTTTTTTAATTTTTATTCATTTTTCACAATATCAAAATATCACATAGCTGAGTACTTTTGAGTGCTAACTTTGATTTTTTAGGTTGACTGCGTAGCGAAATGCATTTTTTATTTTTAATTTTATCCGCAAAACGTATGCGCCTTTCTCCGACCCGCATACGGGGGTGGGGGTTAGTAGTACCTACTCTACTTTTAGTATATAGTATTTGTATATAGTATATAATATATAATCAATGTATAAATGGGGGTTACTTTGTGAAGTGCTGCCGCTGATGGGCTGCGTTGTCGTGAGGATTGACCAGACAGAAGCAGACGGCGGAGCTTCCAGCGTGTGGCTATGCTGCTTATGTGCTTGTTGTGTTATCTGGTTGAGCGGCGGCGGCTGGTCCTGGGTGTTCGCTGTGGCGCTGTTTGGTGTTGTGGAGCTGCTGCCGCTGGTCTGTGTACTTGTTGTGTGATGTCCTGTGATGATATGCAGATATATTTTTGAAAAGAATTAGAATATAAGACATAAATTGAAGGAGTAAGATATATTAATATACTGCTGTTATCTGCTGCCAGCCTGCGCCGCTCTCTTGGTGTTCTTTTATTGTCTTTATGTCTTATTATGAATATATCTTTGTATACTCTTGTACTATGTCAGAGGTATGGAGCTGTTGCCGCTGGTCTTCTCTTTGTTTTGGCTGCTGGATCTGATAGCGGACTGATATATTTCTTGTTGCTTCTGCTGCCTTATTTGTCTTATTGTTTATGTATGTATGCGTGGATATGCTTTGACTATTGTATATATTGACTTTGTTAGATTTTATTTTTATATTTGGAATTTCAGAATTTAAAAAGGCGGTTGCCTTATATACAACCGCCCCAGATTTTAGAACTATTTATTTGTTTTCTTCTGCTTTCTGTGGATATGTCAATCCTAAAATCATCATAAGATTTCTATATGCTTCAAGCTCTGTCTTGCCTTCTGCGTATTGCTGATTAAGAAATCTTTGCATTTCTAATACTGTCATTTCTTCCATATTGCTCCTTTCTGCCTACTGGCTTATTGTCTTTCGACAACTGCATATTATTCTATTTTTAGAGTATTGTCAATAGTATTTTATTTTCTCCTGATCTGTTGGTATAACTTCTACTATATCCCCAGGCTGGCACTTGCACATAATACATATTTTATTTAATGTTTCTAATGTTATGTTTTTACCTGCTTTTATGTTTTGTGCTGTTTGCGCTGGTAATAGTCTTTCTTTCTGTATTCTCGTTTGATTAAAGCCATGTTCTTTGAGTAACTGAAAGACATCAACTTTATATTTTATCATCGTTATGCTCCTTCCTTGATTATATCTTATATGTTATTATATAGCTTTTTAAAATTCAATTAATTTTATTCTAATATTAGATTATTTTTCTTTAAATGATATTTCAAGTGTACAGCCTACAGCATCAAGGGCAGTAGCAAGGTCTTCAAGTGACAAACGCTTATTATTAAATTTATTATTTAATTGCTGCGGTGTTGAAAGTCCTATTAATTCAGAGGCCTTTTTCATTGTAAAGCCTTTTGATTTTAATAACACTTTGTAATTTTCTTTCAGCTGGGTGTTATCTGTATAATCAAATGTCATTTTATAGTTCATATATCAACGCTCCTTGAATTTGATTTCTAATTCATAGCCGTAAGCATTTGCAATCTCTTCAAGTTCATTTAAAGAAAAGTTATTCCTTTTCATTTTATTGTAGATGTTGGCCGATGAGCAATTCAATTTTTTGGAAAGTTCCAGAGCGTTAGAATCTTTTTCTAAAAGAAATTTTTTTATTATTTTTGTACCATCCATATTAAATACCTCCTTGGTTTTATCTATGTTTGTAGTATATCAGTTATATTTTATAACTGTCAAGTTTTGATTTGTTTTTAAAAAGTTTTAAAATATCACTTGACAATATTATTTTATAGTGTTATTTTGTAATCAGAAAGTTATAAAACATAACTAAATAGAAAGGAAACCCGCAAGGGTTACGGTGAAAGATTATGAAATATTTTAACAATGTAAAAAGCTACAAGGAATTAAAGGAAACTTACAGGGCCTTACTTAAGAAGAACCACCCAGACAACGGCGGCAATCTTGAAACAATGCAAGAAATCAACCAGGAATATGACATTGCTTTCAGAATCTGGAAAGACAGAGCCATTAAGAATGAAGATATCACAGAAGAAGAAAAGCAGGAAACAGCACAGAGCACAAGAAGACAATTTTACACAGCCAACGGATGGGAGGGCAGCCGCTACGATGCTAATCTTTCACTTAAGGAAATCGCTGTTATAGTCCGCAAGTATGTAAAAGAAAAATACCCTACTTGCAAATTCAGTGTAAGAACTTCATACGCTTCTATGTGTCGGGAGTTACACGTTGAGATTAAGGAATTTCCGGATAAAATGTATAAGACAACAGACGACTTAAGAGCTGAAGGTCTTAGAGACATTGTTGATGGTCAGAAATGTTATAATTATAAAGATGATGTTAGTGCTATGATGAAGAAGCTTAGAGCTAATGGATATTTTGACCTTGATAGCTGGTATGACGAAGATGTATACAATGCATATGAAAAAGCTGTTGCAGATAGTAAATTCTACGCTATCAAAAGTGATTATTTTCTGAGTGTTATTGATGATGTTGATGCATTTGTCAGGTCATACAATTATGAAGACTGTGATGGTATGATAGATTACTTTAATGTAAATTTTTATTACTTCGGCTGCAAGTTCGATCATTGTATGCAGGTTGAAAAGGTTGCAAGGATAAAAGACACAGACAATAAGCCAGCCACAAAAGAAGCAGAAACAAAACAGATTGACACAAGCGGCGAAGCCTTCACAGTAGAAGAATCACAGCACACAAAAACCGGAGAAAAAATATATCTTGTTAAGTGGCTTGATACTCTTAGCCGTGACAATTATATAAAGCTTAACAACCAGATTAAGAAGTTAGGCGGCTACTATTCAAAATTTACGCATAGCTTTATCTTCAAAGAAGATCCAAGCGAAGCATTAAAGGGGGTAAAAATAGCATGATAGATATTTGTAATAAAAAAATTCCTTGTTGTGGGTGTCCGGATGCGGACACCTGCACAAAGAAAAAACAGCAGGATCTTTTCAAAGAATTCTTTAGTAAATATGGCTCATACTGTGAGGATGGAGCAGAAAGAACAATACATGTATACCAGTCACACCCAAAACAATTATATACTGAGGAAGACATCACGCATAATATGTCACGTGCTGATGCAGACATAGAAAGACTTGAATATATTATTGCTATGCTTAAGGCTTATAAAATAGAGCTGGTAGATAGATATAATTATATCGTCACATCTCCCACACGTGAAAAAATCAAGTTGCAGCGCATCAAGAAAACAAAGGTTGAATACCACATAATATTTTATACTGTTAACCTGGTTGATGGCCACGAAACAGAAAAAAAGCGTATTAAGTTTTCAGGAACTGACAGAGCCGCAGCTATCAAAGAATTTGAAAAACTGGCCAAAGAACACACTAACGCCATAACAGAAAAAGACATATCAAAAAATCCGTGGGAATAAGGTGCCTGTTGCGCCTTTTTTCTGCTGCCAGTTTAAAATATTTTTTCATCTGCTGCCACAATATCGTGACAACATTTTTCTGCTGCCAGTATCTCCCTATAATGCTTTTACTTTAATATACTGTTACCTGCTGCCAGATTAACAATATCTTTCCTGTAAGAGTACTAACAATTATATTCTCTGCTGCAAAACTGCCAGGCTTAAAAAAATCTTTTTCAAAATGCCGTTCCCATTCTGATTTTATGTGGCTTTCAAGACTTTTAAAATAACAATTTTTATGTGCTGGTAACAAAATTCTTGTATTTAGTAACAATTTTCTTGTATTTACCACCATAATTAACAAAATCTTTGTATCAAAATGCCTTCACAAAAAATCTCCTCGTATTCTGATTTTATGCGGTCTTTTAGCATTTTCCCACACATATTTTTATACATATCCACATTTTATCAACAAAAAGCCTCTCCCATTCTGATTTTATGCCCTTTACACGTATTTTAAGAGCATAAAAAAGGACAGGCACGAAGTCTGTCCTTCTTCCGGTTGGAGGGGTATCTATTGATTGTAGAAAAAGCCATAGGTAACTTACAGTTATATATTAGCATTTTACAGAGTGCTTTTGTGTGCTATTTGTCAAATATTTCTTAAATAATTCTTCTATCATCAACATACAATCCTCGGCCAGAAGGCTATTAAAAATTTCTGCATCATCTGATTCAGGTGTCTGGTTAATTCTGTAATCATATAACTTCAACATATTATCATCACAAAATATTTCCAGCATTGGCTTTCTGTACCCTGCTTTATGCCCTATCTCTATACAAAATTCATATTCATCCCAAATAATATCCGGATAATCATCGTTAAAATTGAAATGATACGGATATCCAGCCTCTTTTAACATTTTTTCAAGATAAAAAATCTGCTGATACTTTCTGTGTTCTTCACACAATCTCATATTATCCATATCAGCCCTCCTTGCTTTTCTTATGCTCTGCAACAATCTTCTGAACCCTTGCAAAGCTTAACAAAATATATAGACCGCTCCGCCAGTACTGAATTGCCGGAGTGCGTGTCAACATTTCTGATGCACATATATCAGCCCATTCCAATCTGTCTATATATTTTTTCTCTAATATTGCACGCTCTGTTGTATTTTCATCCAGATATGATATAACATCGTCAACCTTTGTATACCTCTTTGCACATTCTTTCTTTGCCTCGTGTATCCTTGTTCTTATCTCATCGAGCTGGAGAGGCAGAGAAGCTGCGCCAAGGTTCTCACCTGTTCCGTGTGGCATTCCATCGTTAACAGGGGCATTAAGAGGCATATCAAATTCCCTTATAATCTCTTTCTCTCGTGCTTCTAATGCGTGTTTCCTGTTTATATATCTTCCGTACTGCTTTAAAAAATCATCAAGGACTTTCGCTTCCTCTGTTAATCCTCTCGTCTTATTCATTCCTACTCCTTTTCTGATAAGTAATACAACTTACCACCTATATACTGTATTTGCTTAAGGCTTTTATCTTTGTCGTCAAAATCTTTTATATATACTCCTCTCTCTGCTAACTCGTTAATTAAAAGCTGTATGCTCTGGCATATCGTCAATGTCGGAACATCAACAAACTGGTTTTCTTGGTTCTTTCTTAGCTTTTTCTTTTTTGCTCTCTTCAACTGGATGCTCCTTTAACTGTTCATATTTGTTTTTCATATCTTCTAAAATTTTTATTCTTACCCTTTTCTCTGCTACCCTTTCTGCTGCCTGTATCTTTTTTTCCTCTATGTGGCCAAACGTAGTAAAATGTGTCTGGGTAATAATCGCTGCTGCCTGAACAGATAAAGCCTCTATTCTGCTTCTCTTAAAGGCCTGATCATATGCTATGCAATACACATCTGCACATTCTCTTGTGAATTCTTCATCTATCATCTTATTTTCCCTTTGTTTCTCTTATAATCGTTATATCAGTTGCAAGAGCATATCCGTGCTCTCTATTAGCTCTTGTAGACTCCTCCCAACCTTTTAACATATATATACTGTCACACATACTTAGCATCATCATAGCCATATACTCTTCATACTCTGTATCTTCTGGCATCTGTGACAATACCTTTACCGGATTAACAACACTAAAGCCTGCACTATTAAGTTCTTTCTCTGCCTTATCAAAATCATCTATACCGGTTATTGGTCCGCTTATGTATATTTTGCTCATTTTGTTCTCCTATCAAAAAATTTTTTCATCATACATCATTACGCCATCTTTGCTGTATACCTGTATTTTTCTCTCATGGTCTCTATATTCTCCATCGCAATTTGTGACAAAATCACATGAGGTACACGCAACAAACGATGCTTCCATAGGGCAATTAATAGATTTAGTGCTTCTGGCAGACAACCTACCATTTTTCTTAATTGTATAGTCCCGCGTAAATTGTATTAAATCACTTAATTGTAACTTGCTGCCACATATAGGACATTTATTTAATATCTTATCTAAGTTACCTGCCTTATGTAAAATATTCTTATCTGCTGCCAGCTCTTCAATATTCAGTATTTCTAAAACATAATACTGTTTATCTGGTTCAGCTCCCCACTCTGTTTTTCCTTTTCCAATCCGTAGTCTGCATCTTGCTTTTATCGCTTTAGAATCCTTAGAATATCCGTTACGAAAAATTATTTCCTGTACACTATCCTGTCTTATTTCCTCTGGAACCTCATTGCCTTGTAGCAATTCATACTCATATCTTTCACTAAAAATACTTGACGGATATATTGTTATCGCACCGAAAAGATTCTGAAAACGTGTTTCATAATATTCTTTTATTTCCCTATATTCTTCTTTTTTCTCTCCTGAAGCAATCATATCAAACCATTTCTTCTTGATTGGTAATATTAACATATTCTCGTTACATCCTCCGCTGCTTTCTCAACAAAATTCTTTATCATATCAGCACCATTTTCATTTTTCACAACATTTTATCGCAATAATTAATAGCTGCATTATATGCCTTATCCATAATTTTCTTAGCATATTCTTCATCTGTAGATTCCTTTAAATCTTTATAAAGCGCTATTGTTAACGTGTAATATTCTGCCAATATATTTATTGCTTGTCCTTCGGCTTCTACCTTTCCCTTATCACACTTAATCATTCAACTGCCTCCTTTCATATTCCTCCGATTGTCTGCTTATCTCTTCCTGGTTCAACCACTCCTCATAAGAGCAGCCCTGCTCCTGTGCTATCTTCCAGCGCTCCTGTTTCCTAATTTCCTGTTCTTCAAGATATTTCAAACTTGCAATCTCTTCATACAGATTATTAACTATATTGGTAAATATCTTAATAACTCTTTCACTCTTTGTAAAATTGTTCTGCTGCCCTGCTTTTTCTCTTTTCTCATTCAACTTATCAATATACCTGTCGCATTCCTTGCACGTAATATAATCAGCAGCATACCAGTCATTAATATCATCTTCGCTGTAACATTTTTCTCCCTTAATAGTTACATATACGTTATCAATCTTTGCACGTTCTTTTTCTGCCTTAGGCTTATACTTATCCCTGACCTTTTCTATTTCTTTTGCAGCTTTTTCAAGTGCTTGGATTTTCTCTGTCATATATTACCTCTCTACGCATATACTTCAATCCCTTCATTCTTGCAAAATCTATGTACAATCTCATTCACAATACATTGATATTCGAGCCTCGCTTCTGTGTCTTTATCAAAATTGTAAGCCTGAATATCCGAATAATGCTGTATAAGTTCCTCATCCGTGCAAGTATTTATATAATTTTTATTATAACCTGCTGGCAGTTCCATCCAAGCATTAACATATAAATCATTATTAAGGCAGGGAACACCATCATATGTGTAAAATATTGCTCCATTTTCATCACATACACAATATCCAATCATTGGT